GAATCATTAAACAGCCTGTACCTGCTGCATCTATTTCAAAAACTGAGTTCTTGTCATATTTATACAAGGGCAAGAATCCTTGTGGTGAATCCTGAAAGATTGCAGGAACAGGTTTTGGATAGGTCTTACCTGGCACACCAAAACCTGCAAATACTAGACCTGCAACAACAGGGCGATCTTTGTCATGGGCCGTGTCACATAAAGCATCAAATGCTTCAACTGAGAGTTGCTCATCGCTATCAAGCATCAACAACCAATCAGAATTGGTCATTTCTAAAAATTGTTTCACAACACGATTGCGTTGCTTTGATAACAAACCTGAACCTTTGACTCGAACAAATGGGCCGAGTTTTGAATTTCTTGCTCCTGAAAGTTGAATCAATCTGAACGCAAAAGCGCCATTGACCATGCCTGGGTCGCAAGACCCGATTGTGACTTTGTGACCTGTTTTCATTTGATTCCCCCGAATCTTAGAGGTGAAGAGTGGGTAAGTCGGGGGAGTCCTACCCACTCTTCACACTATTAAAGAACCTTCAACTGCGAAGGTTGGTGCTGCTATGACTAGAAGCTAGGTGCCGACAATCCGGAACCTGAGATGATCGAGGCTGCTAGTGGATAGCGCTCTGCGGTATAGGCTGCGTAGCCGTATACAACAGTCTTGATTGTCAAGTTGCCTGCACCTGTTGCATCATAACGAAGTGTGAATGGTGATCCTGGTTGTTCCCAAAGGTGAGATTCACCTGCGTTGACAACATAGATTTCATCCTGATTTGTTGTTGTTCCGTATGTTGTTCCGATGTTTGCATCAGTAATGATTGGAAGACCCATCATCTGATATCCGGAGTTTCCATATGAAGAAGAACCTGCTCCAACACCTGCTGCATTCATTGGGCCGTTAGCCGCTGGCACAACCAATGGGCGGTTTGTGCTATCAACTGCTGCAAGCAAGAATGCTAGGCGGCGAGGGTGCATGATGAAGTGAGTTGGGTTTGTGAATGAGTTTGTCTGAATCTGTTGAATCGCATCTGCGAGTTTTGGATATAGCAGACCAACTGTTGGTGCTGTTGATGTGAATGTGATTGCGTTTCCACCTGAGTTGCGAAGACCCTTGATTGTGCCGGCTGTGCCTGCACCATTAAGAATCTGTGAATCAAGTGTTGTGTGCCATGACTTGATTAAGTCTGCTGCAACGAAAACATCAATGCCTGTTCCACGCTCAATCGCCTGGCGGCTGAGGTCTTGTTGTCCGGCAATCGTTCTCACATTCACCGTCAAAAGTGTATCGTCAACATCAGTTTCTGAAACTGCATCGTTCTGTGTAACCTGTACGGCTGTTGAACTTCCAGTTGTCATGCGGCTAATATTCAGGGTCATGCCAGATGGCGGAAGTGTCATCTTGTTTGTTGCGAAGTCTGCAAATGGGCGACCTGCACGAGCAAGAGGTGCTGCTAGATCAATGAGGTACTGTGGAATTACAAGACCTTCGAACTGTGCAGTTCCAACATCGCGGCGCTCAATCTCTTCTTCGCGCATATGGCGAGCAAGACGATCCTGTGCTGTGAAGTCTGACTTGAACTGTGCGTTGTAAGCATCCTTGAAGAATGAAGAATCTGAACGCTCTGAGTAAGTGCGTGATTCGCGTGTAACTGTTGCTCCACCAACGCGTGGTGTTGCAACTGCTGCAACTGATGCACGAACTTCAGATGCCTTTGCATCTGCATCTGCCTGTGCCTTCAGCTTTTCGATCTTTGTATCTAGTGAGCGTGCCTCTTCTACGAGAGCATCAACCTTCTCGGTTTCCTCAACAGTAAGGTCGGTACGGTTCTCTTCTGCTACTGCTTCGAGAACTGCATCCATTTCAGCCTTAACTGCATCACGGCGCTCAACTACTTTGTCAAAATATGACATTTGGTCTCCTTGTGAGTTTGTTATTTGGAAGTGAGGTGGTGGCGATGCTTCTCACGGCGCTTTCAGGGTGTGAGTCTCGCTCCGACTTCGATCTGCTACTTTTGCAGCAGAAACTTATTTTGTGTTATTGATCATTGCTTGTGCAAGGCGCAATGAAATTGAACGACCTGCATCAACAGGCATATCTGTTGGCTCTAACTCAACTTCAGGTTCTTCAACCTCAACAGTTGGTTCAAGTGTGTTAAGTCCAAGTAATACTTCAAGCATTGTTTTTCCTTCTTCAAGGCTTTCATAAGAATCTGAAACCTTTTCAAGAATTGTATTGATGACAAGAGTTGATTCGCCATCCAAAGCGCGACCTTCTTTGAGTGCATCAATTGCACTTCTCAATGCCTCTCGTGCTTCAACAGTAGTTGTTGGGTAAGCAGGATATGTGACGACTGAGACATCCCCATCAGCAAGTGAAACCTCTGTAAGAACACGGCGACTTCTATCCTCTGACCACTTCTGACGAATCACACGGAAAGCAAATGACATTTGGTCAACATCTCCGCGCTCAACTAACTTGTAAAGGTCGCGTCCTTCTGATGTATCTGCAATCTCTGCATCCATATACAGACCACGATCATCTTCAGTAAGAGTCAAGGTGCCGTTCTTCGTGCGAGCTAAAGGCAGACCTTCGTGGTTGATAAGTAATCGAACATCCGGTGTTTCCATTAAAGTCTTGCGAAATGCTCCTGGTGCGATGCTTTCCTTGAAGGGAAGCGGAACGCTTGAGTCATTAAAGACGGCTGCATAACCTGAAAGGCGCATTGTGCCATCTTCGGCTTGGCGTGCTTCAACATCGCGCACGGTGAATGTGCGGCGTTCAATTTTTTTCATTTTGCTCCTTGAATCGGATTCGGCATTGAGCGCATCAATCTTGCGTTGCGCCCAATTTTGCGCCCTGTCAGAAAAGTTGGAATCTCCACCCCACAACAACCAGGCAACAAGACCTGCGCCCGGATACTGTGAGTCTGAAGGATCGCTATTTTTTGGTGCTTGTCCATCTACTTGATGGCGAGCGAACCAGGGTGCCATCTTGCGAACTTTGTTTTCGGTGATTCTTCCTGCTGCCATCTCGCGTGCTTCACGCTTAGTGCCATCAGTCAGACCATCTCCCCCAAAACCTTCTTCAAGGTATTTGAGACCTCGTTGAGCATTTTCACGAATGAACGAAGGAACGCTCAAATCAACTGCGCGAGTGTTTATTTCTCCACCCGGTTCCATATCCTCTGAGATAGATACTGCAACCATTTGGTCAATTGCATCTTGCTTGTTCTCATGGCATCCGATTGTCGTATAAGAACCATCAGATTCTTCTTTGACAGTTGCCCATCCTGAACAATCGCTTTGTTTATCTGAGATGAAATATGGCATTTTTATCCTTAAATGAGAAGCAGAACTTCTGCATCGTCATTGAGTATGGAAAAATCAATTTGTGAAACTGCATTTATTCTCACAACACCCAATGATGCAGAAGCACCTGCAAGAATCACGCTTGGAATCTTTGCTTCAGGTGTCGGAAGAACAAAGTTAGGCTGAACAAAGTTCGGCATTCCGAACGATCCAACAACAGCAGTTTCAGGTTGTGGAATACTTGCTTGAGCTAGAAGTCCACCAAGAGGTGCGCTTGCCGAAACAATGTTGTCAATTCGCGCAGTTGCGGTTGCACTCAAAGAACCAAGTGTTGCATTTGCAGTTGCAAATGTGATCGGCCCTAAGACATCAACATCTAGTTGAGAAGTATCAAGGACAAACTGCGCCATTTTAGCTCGCTAGTGTCAGAGAAACTGTCAGAGAGCCACTTGGAATTGTGAATGTATCTCCTGCGGTGTAAGAGTTGCCTGTGATTGAACCGCTGAACAAGAAGTTTCCTGTTGTCGCGTTATCCCATGCGGTGAAGAATGTTGCATCTTCTGAACCTGCAATGTTTGTCCAAGAGACATTTGCATCAGAGGTGAGTCCACCACCTGTTGCTGCGCCAAATGAAACTGACTGACGAGTTGTTTCAGTTGCAGGATTGCCTGTGCCATTTGCGCCTGGGTCGCCTGTGTGCAGTTTTACATACACATTGGCTGCTGAATACGCGGTGGCGTTGCCAACTGCATCAAGAAACTTGTTTGCAAGATATGAACTCAGACCTGTTGCCATTATTCATCCCCCTCAACAAACTCTTCAATCACTTCAACAATGAGGTTGTTCTCATCACGGATAATCTTCTTGCGAACACGAGTGCGTTCAATTGTGTTTGTGACATTGACAGTTGGAGCATCAACGCTGACATTTGGTGCCTCAACATTGACCTGTGGTGAATCAAGCATGACCATCGCAGGTTCAATCGTCACATTAGGTGCTGCAACATTGACTGTTGGTTCAGGAACTTGAAGAACCATATGCGGTTGACCATTGCGTGCTTCGCGCACATCATAAGCAGCAGCAGGATCATTTGGATCAATTTGAGCAATCGGTTGCAATTGACTTGAAGGAACTCCTGTGTGTGCCATAGGTTCCATTCCAATCGCAGCCAATACCGCTTCAGGGTCGTATCCAACTTGAACAAGTTGTGTAACGATTTCAGCTCGCAGTTTGACACCAACATCTTTTGCATCACTTGCATCAATGTTTTGCAATGGCACACGATAGTTGTCGCCATCTGGAATTGGTGCCATGTCTTCAAATGCGTGAACATCGTTTAGGCTCAAGAAGCCTTCGCGCAAGCCCTTTGTGTAGGCTTCATAGCGCTCAAGTGTTGTTCCACGAAGCAATGCATCAAGATTAAACTTGATGAAACCATCAGATTCAGGAAGTAAAGTGCTGAACGCTTGCTCTAAACGCTCAAGTAATGGGCGCAATGAGTGCTGAACAAAGGAAAGATTCTGTGCTTCAACTGATGCAAATGACATCGCACCTGCTACCGGATGACCTAAAAGGCTGATCGGAACGCGGAACAATCGAGCAATGTCCTCAACATTGAACCGGCGTGTGTCCAATAACTGTGCATCCTGGGCGTTAAGAGTCAAAGGTTTGAATGAAGCACCACCTGAAAGCACGCCAATTTTTCCTGCGCGATAAGGCCCTGTGTGGGTGATGTTCCAATCGCGCCCAATATCTTGTGCCTGATCTTCAGTCAGTTCGCCAGGAACTTCAATGACTCCGCCTGGGTTGGCTGCATTGCCGAAGTATGCTGCTGCATAAGTATCGGCTGCCATAGCAGCACCGATTGTTAAGCGAGCAGCAGCGATTGGGCCGAGACCATAGTGCGACCCTGGCAATCTAAACAATGGGATGTGAAGCATTTCATTCTTTGTCAGAATTTGTGTATATGCACCCTGCTCATCGCGTGTCTGAACCTCGTACACAAGGGGTTCATTAGGGCGCAGACGGCGGATTCTGACATCATCAGGGTTGAGGCAATAAACTTCCACAACCTCGTTGTTGTCATCGCGTACAGTCAAGATAAAGGCGTTTCCATGAATGTTCAGGGATGAAATAACCTGCTCATAAAATTCAATTCGTGATGTTTCAGGGTTCGGAGTATTCACCCAATATGGAGTTTCACCATACGCTGCTGCATAGGAAATGCGAGCGCGACCTCGGCGAACATAAGCGCCAAGTGGCAACGAGCTAATTGTGTCACCTAGAAGGCGCACGCAAGCATAAACTGTTGACATACGGATTGCGCTATCGGCAGTTACATCAATTCCTGAAGGTGCCATGTATGCAGGGCGACCAGGAATGATCGGCTCAACCCATTGACTATTGTTGGCTCGCTTTTCTCCTGCTCCGCGCAGTCTCTTGCTCAAACTCATTTGTCAACCTTTTCTGTTGCCCATACTAGAAATCCGCCGAGCGCAATCAATGCCACAGGTACGGAAAGCATCCAAAGCCCACTTGTTACCAAAGAGACACCGATGACCTCAATGATGAGCGCATAATCAATCTTCTTCAAGAAGTTCATTGATCTCCTTAGACTTGGATGGAAAAATATCGTGGTGTTGGTGGCTTTGGTGGAGCAGGTTGGGTGGCTCTGTCATAACCAAAGATTGAAGCAACGGCAGCATCTACCTTACGGCGAGAACTTGCCTTTGCGACCATCACACCTCGTGATGATTGTTTCGTGACACAGTTTGCGATGTGCCGTGCAAGGCGCTCATCACCATCGTGAGTGAATGACTGATTGACAACGCCTTCGTAGAACTTTTGTGTTGCAGGAACCATTCGCTCTGCGCTGTTGGGGTAGGCGACAACGGGGAGTCCTTCTTCATCAAGAACCATAAAGGTTCGGTTCCATCTGGCAGGGTCGAAAACAATCTCGCGCACATCAATTCGATTATCACGAGCAGTTCCGATGATCGTTTGTTCGACTTCTGCAATTGGTACATACCATCCTTGTTCAGCATCTTCGGGTCTTTCCCATAACCCAATTACGCTCAAGTGTGGCTTTTCTCCGCCAAGTGACCATTGCACGAGTGCAGTTGAGTCATTGGAGAAAGAGCCATCAAATGCAAGGACAACTTCTTCACCAGGTATTGGAACTCTTGTTTTATCTTCTATTGCTTCCCATGAGCCTGTTGGCAACCAGGCAACAGAGGTACTGACAAAGCAATTGATTCTCTTAGTTCTAAATTCAGCTTCAGGGGTTCGCAGCACCGCGCTCTCGAAATCGCCTAAATCAACGATGTCGCCAAGACCGGGATTGGCTTCGGCCCAAAGGCTTTTGTCACGATGATCGCCTTCAGGTTTTGTAGGTTCCCACCATGCAAAGAAAAATGATTTGTCTTGAACTTCTTCTTTGACGATTCTCTGTCCGTATTGATACAGAGAATAGCAAAGTGAGTCTTGACCATTTGCTTGTGTTTTCACACCTGCGGTTGTAATGCCAAAGAGCAATGAATCTGCTCGTGCGCCACCGGCAAGTGAGAGTGTGTTCCACAAATCCCAACTCGGTTGTGCATGAACCTCGTCAAAGATTACAAGCGGTGAAGGGTTCAAACCTTCTTTTGTGTAAGCCTCTGCCGATAAGACTCGATAGACAGATGCCTTTTCTTTGAACTCAATTGCATCGCGGTAGAGCGTGAACATGGATGAGAGTTCTTGATCTAACTCAATCATTCGCTTGGCGGTGCCAAATACAATTCTTGCTTGATCGCGGTCTGCTGCGCATGAATAAATTTCTGAACCATTGCCACCAACAGTCAAACCTGCAAGACCCATTGAAGCAGCCAATGCAGACTTGCCATTCTTGCGTGCCATTCCGACAAGTGCGGTGCGATGACGAAATCTTCCATCTTCACGGCGAGCAAGTGAGTGACGAAGCAACTCGCGTTGCCAGGGGCGAAGCGATAGCAACTTGCCTGCTGGCGATGCGACTGAATCTTTTGTCACACGACAAACGGCTTCGGCAAAGTCGGCGTATAAATCGCCATCTCCACGAAGTTGTTCATCAAGTGGAACTTCAGTCAACCATCGTGGCGGCCAAGAGTTTTCAGACATTACGCTTTTGCGAAAGTAGTTCGTCTAACTTGCTGCGAACCTTAACTTCTGCAACCCCCAACTTGCTTCGATCAGAAGGTGTCAAACCTAGAACTGACAGAAGTTTCAAAATCTCATTCTCTGTTGTGCTGATCATTCCCACAAGTGGGTTTGCATAGGCATAGCCTTTGTCTGTGAAAAGCACATACTCTGTTTCCTTTAGCTTTTTGACAAGGTGAGTTTTGCGATCAAACTTTTCACACAGTTCAATTAAAGCGATGCCATCTGAGTTTGCAATCCAGGGAGCCATCGCACGAATGTCTGTCCAAAGTTTTTTTGCACCCTTTGAAAGTTGCGCCGGTGGCTTGTCATCAATGCGTGGAAGCG